TTCGATTTACTGATGAAGAAATTGAAGAAATGGGTAAGCAAATTGATGCAGAAAATAAAGCCGGAGAGAACGATCCGCCAGATGGCGATGACCCTCGATGGGACTAACTATTTTATAAATATATAAAGGAGAAACATTATGGAAGTTGAGAATATCATCAATAACTTGAAAGACGGAGATAACGTCGCTGCAAGTAAGGCTTTTACAGCTGTAATGCAGGATAAACTATCAACAGCATTAGATGCTAAAAAGATAGAAATTGCGTCTGGATTAATTCAGCGTAAGAAAGAGGATAACGAAGATTAATGAAATCTTTTGTTGAAATTAGAGAAGCTCTTAAACTAAAAGGCGGAGAAAAAGAAGTCTCTAAAGCCGTAATAGGTAAGGGTGCTCAAAAACAAGAGATTACAATTACGAAAAAGGGTAATAGGTGGAATCTATATCTCGATGACGAGTTAGCTATGGATAATATGAAATCTCCAAAAGAAGCTAATGACGAGATGAAGAAACTTATTAAAATGTTAGGACGCTAATATGAAGTTAATAACAGAATACGTCGAGAGAGATCTCGAAATTATTGCAGAAGCCAAGAAGAACGGTGAAAAAAACTACTTCATTGAAGGTGTCTTCATGCAATCAAACAAAAAGAATAGAAATGGTCGTATTTACGAAAGAAAGACTCTTGAAAGAGCTGTTAATAAATACGTTACCGAACAAGTTAATACTGGACGAGCTGTTGGAGAGTTAAATCATCCGGAAGGACCAACAGTAAATCTAGATAAAGTTTCTCACAAGATCGAAGATCTGCATTGGCAGGGAAACGATGTTGTTGGAAAAGCATCAATTCTTAAAACCCCTATGGGTAAAATCGTTGAAGGTTTGCTCGAAGGTGGAGTTAAGCTTGGTGTATCAAGTCGTGGAATGGGAAGTCTTGTACAGAAGAATGGTGTTGCATATGTGGGTGATGACTTTATGTTGTCTACAGTTGATATCGTTCAAGACCCAAGTGCTCCAAGTGCATTTGTAAATGGAGTAATGGAAGGTGTTGAATGGGTATGGGATAATGGCATCATTAAACAACAAGATATTGAAATAATTGAGACTGAAATTAAGAGTACTTCGATGAAGCATCTACCTGAGGTAGAGATTCGAGCTTTTAAAAATTTCCTCTCTAAAATAAATCTAAAATCATAGGAGAAAATGATTATGTCAGAAGACGTTAAAAACGATCTAGTAGAAAATGACATGTCTAGTGAAGAGCAACTTCCAGAGGAGCAGAATGAGCTCGTTGAAGAAGAAATTTTAGACGAGGATAGCTCAGAAGAATCTCTAGAAGAAGGAATGCACGGTAAAAAGAAATCCAAAGTCGACGAAAACGACGACGAGGATGAGGATGAGGATGAAGACGATGAAGAGGAGATGGAAGAATCTGCTCCTAAGTACGAAACGCCTAAGACTAAAGCCGGTGTCATTTCAGCTATGGTAGACATGCTTAAGAAAGCTAGAAAAGACGAAGCGCAAAAGATTTACGCTAATGTAATGAAAGTTGCTTTAGGTGATGATGAAGAAGCTTCTGTGAAATCTGCAGACGACGCAGCTGGTAAAGTTGGTAAGGCAGTAGCACCTGGTGCTAAAGCTAAAGTCGAAGCAATTGATTTCGAAGAAGATTTGGATACAATCATTGCTGAAGAAGCTACGCTTTCAGATGGTTTCCGTGGAAAGGCTGGAGCAATTTTTGAGGCTGTATTAACTTCTAAGTTAAGCCAAGAAATTGACAGACTTGAATCTGAATACGCGCAAAACCTTGAAGAAGAAGTTACTTCTATTCAATCTGATCTCGTAGAAAAGGTAAATGGTTACCTTGACTATGTAGTTGAGAACTGGATGAAAGAGAATGAAGTTGCAGTACAACAAGGTCTAAGAACCGAAATTGCTGAAGACTTTATGACATCTTTACAAGGTGTGTTTAAAGAACACTATATCGAAGTACCTGAAGGTAAGGTTGACTTAGTTGATGAACTCAACGAGCAAGTCGCTGAACTTGAAGAAACTTTAAACAAATCCACAGAAGATAACATTTCTTTAACTCAGGCTGTTCAACAGTTCCAGAGAGAAAGAGTTGTTAGAGAACATTCTAATGGACTTGCACAAACTGAAGCTGAGAAGCTTTCTTCTTTAGTTGAAGATATTGAATTCGATAATGTTGAATCTTTCGAAATGAAAGTGAAGACTATTAAAGAGTCGTACTTCACAAAAGAAGTAACTGAATCAGTTGACGAAGTTGATAGCCTAATTGGTGAAGAAACAATCGATGAGAGCGTTTCTGATACTATGGCTAGATACACACAAGCTATTGCAAAATTTAACAAATAACATATAGGGGATAACTAAAATGTTTAATGCAGACGCAAAATTAATGGAAAAGTGGGGTCCTGTATTGGATCACGATTCCGCTCCTGGTATCCAGGATAAGTACAGAAAAGCTGTTACAGCTAGACTGTTAGAAAACCAAGAAACTGCACTTCGTGAAGAAAGAGCTCAAGCTCAAGGAAACTTTATTTCTGAGGCAGCTGCCGCTAACAACGTTGGCGACGCTAACATCGGAACTTTTGATCCTGTCTTAATCTCTCTCGTAAGAAGAGCAATGCCTAACTTAATTGCTTATGATATCGCAGGCGTACAGCCTATGAGTGGACCTACTGGTCTTATCTTTGCAATGAAATCTAAGTACACATCTCAAGGTGGTACAGAAGCATTAGTAGATGAAGCTAATACAGCTTTCTCTGGTACAGGTACACAACAAGCTGGTCCTACTGGTTTGGAAGGTGTTACTGATACAGATACTGATGGTACTATCTCTGATGAAGCTGAGATTGCACACACATTTGGTTCTGGCTTAGGTACAGACGCTGCTGAAAGACTTGGCGTTGGCGAAACTGGCGACGGTTCGTTTGGCGAAATGGCTTTCGAAATCGAAAAAGCTACTGTAACTGCTAAGTCTAGAGCTCTAAAAGCTGAGTACACAATGGAGCTTGCACAAGACCTTAAAGCAATTCATGGTCTTGACGCTGAAGGCGAATTGGCTAACATTCTTTCTGCTGAGATTCTTGCTGAAATCAACAGAGAAGTTGTTAGAACAATTTATGCTAAAGCTAAGCTCGGTGCACAACAATCTGATCTTACAACAAAAGGTATTTTTGATCTAAATGCTGATTCTGATGGCAGATGGTCTGTTGAAAGATACAAAGGTCTTATCATGCAACTCGAAAGAGAAGCAAACGTAATTGCAAAAGAAACAAGAAGAGGAAAAGGTAACTTTGTTGTTGTATCTTCTGATGTTGCTTCTGCTCTTGCAGCTGCTGGTATGTTAGACTACACACCTGCACTCGCTACTAACCTTAACGTTGATGATACTGGTAATACATTTGCTGGTGTTCTTAACGGCAGAATGAAAGTTTATGTTGATCCATATTCAACTGAAGACTTTGCATGTGTTGGTTATAGAGGTGCTAACCCGTACGACGCTGGTATGTTCTACTGCCCTTACGTTCCTTTAACAATGGTTAAAGCCGTGGGTGAGAATGACTTCCAACCTAGAATGGGCTTCAAGACTCGTTATGGCATGATTGCTAACCCGTTTGTGGGTACAAATGCTGGTAACGATGCTGGTACTAACAGACAGAACCAGTACTTCAGAATCTTTAAAGTTAACAACATTCTTTAAGAATTAGTTAATGATTCTAATTAAAGGGAGCTTCGGCTCCCTTTTCTTTTTGTATAAATAGATGTATGGCAACGTTAACTACAAACAAAAACTTTTTAAGCCCAATAGGCTTTCAGTTAAAAATTAATAGTAATAGGTACGCTAACTTAGAATATTTCTGTGTTGGTGTTACTTTACCTGGGTTTTCTCTTCCTGCAGTAGATACTCCATATAAAGGAACTAATCTTGCTTTTACAGGAGATCGTATTGTATTTGAAGATCTTACTGTTCGTATTGCGGTAAATGAAGACTTTGATAACTATATAGAAACATTCGATTGGATGCATAATATCATGC